AACGAGCAGTTCGTACATCAAGGACTCAGTCTTAAATCTTTTGAGCGTAAGTTTATACTTAACGCAGATTTAAAAGTAGACAGTGTCGAAAAAGCAAATGGCTTATTGACAATCGCTTTGTCTAGAACTCCGAATTCAGAAAGGAAGATATTAGATATCCTCTAGGAGAATAACATGAGAACAATAGTTCTTAAACTAAGACAAAGTATTTGCAACGAGGGAACATTTTGCGAAGTAGCAGAAACATTATGCCTATTAGGTATAGTTTCAGCAACAATACTCGCTATGATGCCTCTCGTCTAAAGTATGGAGTGTCAAGTATGGAATTTATAAATTACAAGCCGAAGACGATTAGAGGGAGGCTTATGATTACTGTAAGTTCTAATGCTTTAGAAAAAATAAACGACCGAATCGCCTCGCACCAAGTGTGGGGCGTGAGGTTACTGATGAAACCCGGCGGCTGCGGCGGTTGGGAATGGGAATTAAAATACGAGGACAATCCTAGTACAGGTGATGACATATTTTATAACAAAATAGCAGTCGACCCTATGACATTATCTTTTGTAGAGGATATAAACATTGATTATACAGAGGATGGATTACAGGAGATGTTCTTAATTACAACCCCTTCTGCTACGGCAGAGTGTGGGTGCGGAGAAAGTTTTACAATATGAAGATTTCAAACGAGGGTTTATCCCTTATCAAAAAATTTGAAGGCTGTGAGTTAACAGCTTACAAGTGTGCAGCAGGTGTATGGACTATAGGATATGGTCATATCAAAGATGTATACGAAGGACAAACAATAACTCAGTCAGAAGCAGAGTCCATGCTTCAACACGAAATGGAAGAGTACGAAGGCTATATCAATAGTCTAGTCATGGTTCCATTGAATCAAAATCAATTTGATGCCCTAGTTTCTTGGGTATTCAACCTAGGTGCAGGCAACCTCAGAGCTTCAACTCTACTGAAAGTAGTAAATCTAAGCGACATGAACGGCGTACCAGCACAAATCAAAAGATGGAACAAAGCAGGTGGTAAAGTCCTTGAAGGACTTATTCGTAGGCGTGAAGCTGAAGCATTGCTATGGGAAGGAAAAGAGTGGGAAGGTGTCTGAAAGACTAAAGAAAATCTTTCACTCTATCGCCAGATTCTGGTTTTGGTTCAAAAGTTGGTTTATAACTTACTACACTTTAAAAGTAAGTTATAATTCTACATGGGGAGACTCAGATGACCAAGAGTTTATAGTCAAGAAGTTCATTAAGAAGAACCCAAAATACATATCTTTTTATACAGAAGAAGGTGATTTTGTGGAAATTAGTGGTGCTGAAGGACTCAATTATAGGATAACACAAATATGAACCAAGTACTAATAGGTATAATAGTAATTCTAGGAATGGGAAGCTATGTAATATACCAAGAGAACGGAACACTAAAAGCAAATAACCTACTACTAGAAACTGCAATAGCGACACAACAAGAAGCTATTGAAACTATGGAAGCAGACTTTGTCTTACAGGCAGGACAACTACAAGAGATGACTGCCAAGAGCCAGAAGGCTCAACTAGAACTGAATAGATATAATCAGTTTATACAAAATTATGAACTGGCAGCAAAGATTATTGCTGACCCAGTAGAAATGCAAAGGAAAATAAACAATGGCACAAAACACATTATGGAATCAATCGAAGACCTTAGCGGTACCGTTGATGGTCTTGACAATGGCTTGCAGTTGCAGTCTGATTCCGACTAAACAAATAGAAGTAGTAGCAAAACCAATAGAAAGAAAAATCATTCAACCGGTGATGCCGCGTCAGATAGATTTACAAAATCCAACATGGATAGTAGTAAACCCTGACAACTGGGAAGACCAGTTAGCACTTATAGAACAACAAGAAGGAGAACTAGTATTCTTAGCAATGACTATACCAGACTACGAAGTTATGGCATACAATATGCAAGAACTAAAACGATATATTACTGAACTAAAAGATGTAGTAGTATATTATAGAGAGGTTACCATGCCCAACACAATACCAGACAATGAAAAATAAAGTGCCAGCAAGCAAAAAAAGTTTAGAGGCGTTGATTAATCAACAAATCAAAAAATACCCTAATCAAAGGGTAAGACTTGAGAAGGAGTTAGTAAAACTTAAAATCAAGAAGTGAGGAGATAACTATGTTAATGGAATTAGTAGGATATATTACTATGATAGTAACAATAGCGAGTTTAATCGCGGCGTCAACAGAGACACCAAAGGACGATGTATGGATTGGCAAACTCTATAAGTTTATAGATATGTTAGCTCTAAATGTCGGAAAAGCAAAGGAAAAAGCTAATGGCTAACAATCAAGAGCAATTCAGTGGCGACATGTCACGAAACGAAGTAGAGATAGACCTTAATAAGTTTATGTCAATGGTCTCCGAAATCGGAGAGCTAAAAGCTAAGATAATGGAGTTGGAAAACGACAAAGAACCTGATAATCCATGGCAGAAATGGATATGGTTATCAAACATGATAGACGCATGGAGAATATTCCCTAGAGCATTTCTATCAGTATACATTATATTATTATATAAGTGTACAATATGGTTCATGGAATTACCAGCACCAACATTCGAGCAGTCAGGGTTGATTTCAGTGGTAGTAGGAGCAGGCGCAGCTTGGTTCGGTCTATATGCTGGAACGGCGAAAGACAAGATAAACGGTAAGTAACAAAAAATAGTTCTTGACATTTAGTTATATTTTTAGTATAATAGTTGTATGAATTTATTTTACTTAGACGAAGATTTAGATAAGTGTGCGGAGTACCATGTTGACAAGCATATTGTCAAGATGCCTTTAGAGGCAGCACAAATACTTTGCACCACTATCTGGATAGACAAATACCTAGGCTTTGTACCTAGAGCATTGAACGCAGAGGAGCGAGAAGTACTGAATAAGGAGAAAGCTTTAATCAAGCATCTACCTCCATCAGAGCGTCCCGTAACTCCCTACCTCCCTATGATGTATAACCACCCTTGCACTATTTGGGCAAGATGTTCGTTAGACAATCATGAGTGGACACATTGCTATGCTAATGCACTCAATGATGAGTACCATTACAGATATGGCAAACAACACAAGTCAATAGTCGAAGTAGTTAATAAACTACCTGAGACAGTAAACATTCCGAGACTGGGCTTTACCCAATTCGGTTTGGCTATGCCAGATGACCTTAAAGATTATGATAATCCAATACAATCGTATAGAGACTATTATCACCTAGATAAGGCTACATTTGCGAAATGGTCACACCGCCCTAAGCCCAGTTGGTGGAATGAAGATTATGCCGACTACGAAAAGAGAATTACTAGAAGCTAATGTACAAGTTTAAAGAAGATAAAACATTAGAGATGTTGACTAAGTACATAGACGATACTTATAACCAACACTACAGTAATGGCAAGATACAAGCTACCGAAGTAATCTTTGATGCTGGTCATGGAGAAGGCTTTTGTATAGGTAATATACTTAAGTATGCACAGAGATACGGCAAGAAAGATGGAAGAAACACAGCAGACTTATTAAAGATAGCACACTATGTAATCATACTGCTAGGAGATAAGAA